GTTTTAGTTTAAAAGACCCTACACACGCATGTTTTTATCCTATTGGAGTAGGTGTAGGAAGTTTAATCCAACGCGTGACACTAAAAATTGGTGGTAAAACTATATGTGAAGTGGACGATTGGGCGCATTATAACTTTTACAAATCGCTTTTTATAGACCAGCAAGTTGTAAAAGATAGAGAATCATTTATGAGTGCTAAAGCATTATCTAATAGTGTAATCTATGAAGACGGCACAAACACTAGCAAATTAATTGGTATGGATATTGGTATGGAATATATTGTTAATGCTTCTGCTATTGATACTGACGTAAATGTTCCAGCACATTTAGAAATTAAAAGTCAAGGTGTATTTTCTTTAACTCTAGACGAGTTAGTGCCAGCACTCCGTGGCGTACAAGTTCCGCTTTTTATGCTTAAAGAACCAGTATCTATTGAAATTACATTATCTTCAACTATTGGAAAACGTGTAAGTTTTGCTTCAAACCATTTAGCAGATAAAGATACCGCAGTATTATTAGATCAAAATGAATGCCGTATGGTAGCTGATTATACCTTTTTAGACGGCGACCAAATGGATCAATATGCTCGTGCTAATTCTACTTTTGAATTTACTTTCTTAGAACCAAGATTAACTAAAACTACATTAGCAAATAATACAGCATGGGAAAATCAAGTTAGAAATGTTGGTGGTGCTGGTCGTCGTGTTCCTAAAATGTTTGTTATGTTAACTTCTGATAAAATGGGTAAGAATGGTTCTAACAACCACGCAACAGGACATAATCAAATGACATTATTAAATGATTATCGTGCTGTAGCACCATACACTGGAAATGAAGCAAATGCTATATATGGTAAATTAACAGCAAATGTTAAAAAGAATGACGCTTTTATATTCCCTATTGACCGCTCTAACTCTGCTCTTCATTACCACGGAGTTCAGCAAGCTGAAGGATCGCTTCCACACGTTCCAAGAACTATGTATGCTAGACAAGGTAATGCATTAGCTAATAACAAATTTGAAGGATATGTTATAGACCAAGAGCACCAATTAGCAGGTCAAGCATTCGTGACTGCTTTTAGAATGCCTGACGGACAACGTGTAGACAGCAGAGGTTTAGAAATTCAATTTAAATATTCTGCACTTAATGTAGACGAAGCACCATATACCCAGCGTGTATATATTGAAATTGAAAAACGTGTAAGTATTGTAGACGGAATTGTGGATTGTTATTATGAATAAATTTTTTAATATTATATCTTTAATCATAGATAACCTTTGGTTAATTATTTTTCGTATTATATATAAAAATAAAATCTTATATTATTATATATGGATAAACAAAATTTAATAGATTTAATTAAAAAAAATAGACCTAATGTCAAAGAAACAACAATAAAAATGTATGTATCTAATTTATTAAAATTAATGAAATTATTTGATTTAGAAGATTTAACATTTTTAAAAGATATAAATAAAGTTGAAGATAAATTAAAAAATTTACATTATACAACAAGAAGAAATTATTTAAATGCAATAATTGTTTATTTATTAGCAAAAGATAAAGAAGATAAATTAATAGAAGAATATGTAGATATAAGAGATAAATTAAATAAACAATATGAGGACGAACAAGCAACTGGAGTAATTAGTGATAAACAAAAAGAAAATTTTGTAGATATATCAGAAATTAATAATATGATTAATGAAATGAATAAAGAAATTAAAGATAAAAAAATTAGAACAAAAGAAACATTAACAGCAAAAGATAAAAATTTATTAATGGTATATACATTATATAATATATATACAAGAATACCATTAAGAAATGATTTGGCTGGAATGATAGTCATAAATAAAAGAGAATATAATAAATTAACTGATAAACAAAAAGAAGAAAATAATTATTTAGTAATAAATAAAAATAATATGTATATGGTATTGAATCAATATAAAACAAGTTCTAAATATAAAGAATTAAATATAGATATACCAAAAGATTTAGAAAGATTATTAAGACAATATATAAAAATTAATGGTATGGGAGTATTATTTAAATCAAGTACTGGAAAACCAATAACACGTAATGCATTAAGTCAATTATTATTAAAATGGAGTAAAAAATATATGGGTAAATCAATATCAACAACTATGTTAAGAAAATCATATTTATCAAGTAAATATGGTAAAATGAAAGAAGAATTAGAAGCTGATAACGTAGTAATGGGGCATAGTAAAGGTGTAGCTATGAATACATATATAAAAAAAGATCAAGAAAATTAATCATAATGTTCTAACATATTAACAATTAAAATATCATATAATTCATATTCGTCTAAAATATCAGTATAATATTTATGTGGATAATTAACCATTTTATAAGGTTTAATATTATATAATTTTTCAGACCCCATTTTATCTGTTAAAATATCGTCTTTATAAGAATAAATAAGTTCTTTAAAATTATATACAAATTTATCATAGTTATTTTTATTATCTTTTAATTCTTTATCTTTTTTCATCTCTTTTCTTCTAATATCCATAATTAAATCAAAGATATCTTCAGGTAAATAATCAATTTTATTCATTATATTCTATACTTATATAAATAAAATAATCTTTAAATAAAAACGCATTTTAATAAAATTTTATGTTTAATTATAAAAAAAAAAATCTTATATTATTATATATGTGGAATTTAATTGAAGATTTAAAATATGGTAAATTAAGGGAAAAAATGGTAATTAAATATTTAAATGAAAATATTAAAGATAAATTTAAATTATATGAAAATGAAAAACAACAAGTTGATTTTAGAAACAAAGAAATAATAGGGGAATTAAAAAGTAGAACAATCCCATATGAAAAACATAATGAAACTTTTTTTGGATATAATAAAATTAAATATTTAAAATCATTAGAAAATGATAATAGAAAATGGAATTTTTATTTTTTATTTACAAATGGGTTATTTATGTGGGAATATAATGAAAAAGAATATAAAATAAAAGATTTTGTGCATAAAGAAAAAGGTTTAATAGATCAAGTTTATGTACCTATTAAATATTTAAAATGTATAAATAAAAATATGTCAAGTAACAAAATATATCTTTAATTAATCAAATGTTAATATAAATTTACCTTTTTTAATAATAGCACCATAAACTTTTTTAACTTTTTCAGTTTTTTTAGATTCTAATATATATTTAATTTTATTAGATATAATAGGTTTTAATTCTTTATCTAATTTAGGGTCTTTATTAAATAATTTAATAGCTCTTCTTACACTAGGATAATCACCATATTTAATTATATCTTCCATTTGTATTTTTATTTCTTTAAAATCATTAAAAACAGAAAAATCTACATTATAACCATTATTACAATAAACAATAACTTCTTTACAAAATTTCATTAATTTTGTTTTTTCTTTAACAGATAATAATTTATTTGGATTTTTTTTTAAAAGATATAATTTTAATTCTTCTATGTTATTTATATCATAAAATTGATTAGGTGGTAAATATTCAATATTACATAATTCGTCCCATAATTTCATACTTAATGTTGATTTATCCATATTTGTAAAATTAGGTATATCAATATTAAAAGATCTAATAATATCAATCATATCACCCTTTGAAAAAGTTTTATTAATCATTATAATATTATAAATATTTTATTTATAATAAATATACAATATGTTGAATGTAAAAGAATTAAAAACTTTAATAAAAGCACATAATAAATTAAGTCAAATAAAAATACCTCCAAGAGCAACACAAGAACAATTAATAAATTTAATAGAATCTGCAGGTTATAAAGTAGATCATGAAAAAAAAGTAATTAAACCAACAGTTAAAAGAGGAAAACAAATCACTTTAAAACAAGCTGAAGAATTATCAAAACCAAAAGTTAAAACTGAATTACAAAAACAAAAATTACAAGAAAAAAAAGAATTAAAAATGGAAGAAGAAAAAAAGAAAATAAGAATGGCTAAAAAAGAAGCTGTTGAACAATTTAAAAAATCTCAAAAACCAGCACCTAAACCAGCACCTAAACCAGCACCTAAACCAGACCTTAAATTAAAACCAGTTGAAGAATTAAAACCAAAATTCAAAAAAGAAGACGAAGTAAGACCTAAAGAAAAAGTAGGTAGACCACGTGTTGACCCTAAAAAGATAAAAGTATTAGAAAGAAATCCTAAAAAGAAAGAAGAACCAAAGAAAGATATTAATGCACCAATTGAAATGAAAGACTTTAAAAAAGATATATTAAAATTTAAAAAGGTTGTCATAACAAATGCGATTAAAGAAGTTAAACAATTAAAAACAAAAAAAGAGATTGAAAAATATTATAGGGATTTATCTAAAATAATAAATGATAGATATATAAATGTAATAGATAATGAAGAATATGACGACGAAGTGCAGGATATGAAAGATAAATTTTTTGATTATACAGAAAAACTTATAAATAAATTACCTATTGTATCTGTTAAAGATTTAGAAACTGGAAAAAATAAAACAATTACAAGTATAAAAGACATGAAAGCATTTATTGATAAAATGAATAAATACAAAAAAGAATTACAAAAAACAAATCCTAATTCAACTAAAACACAAAAAGTTGAAGATTATGTTGATATAACATTACAAAAAAAATTAGTGGAATTAATGAAAAAATTACCAGACGAAAAAGAAGAAGATAAACCATTATCTGCAAAAGCACAAGAGAAAATAAATAAATTAAAACAAGAATTAGAATAAAAATAATTATATCTTTAATTTTTTTTTACATTTAGGAAAACACATATAACCACTTAAATCTTCTTCATTATCATTATCAATAATTTTTAATCTTATTAAAGCCATAACAGAAGATAAGAATAATTCGTGGTCAGATCTATATATAGGATATTTTTTTTTCTTTTTAATATATATAATATTACAAAAATGTAAATATGTTTTTATTTGTTGTTTAATATTTATATGTTTAGATTCTTTAATTATATAATCACCTTGATATAAATATTTATCTAATGTTTTTTTTTTAGTTAATGGAAAAGAACTGATTAATAATCCTTTATAATAAATACATATAGTACCATTACAACCATTATAAATCATTTTTCTATTATAATATATAAAATATAAATTATATCTTTAAATAATACATATTACATTGTTATATATATATATATTTATAATAATAATATTAAAAAATACTTAATAAATCTTAAAAAATGACTAAAAATGACTTAAAGATATAATAAATTTTAAAATTTATGTCTAAAAATACTTAAAAATACTTAAAAATACTCATAATTTAAGATTTTAATTGCGTTTTTTTAATTCTGCTAATAATTCTTCTGCTATACTTGTATCGTTAACTACTTGACTCTGAATTTTATATATAACTGCACTATCTAAATTTACTCTACTGAATGATTGGTTAGGATCATGTATACTTGTAGTAATATTAGTTATTGTTTTTTCTTTTGTTATTGTAAATGTATAATCTTCTTCTGAACTAAATATAAAATCGTTCCCTGAATATTGTTTATCTGCGATAGCAACAACACCTAATTGATTATTACTTGTTGCTCCACCTATATAATGTGGTGCGTCTATAATATCACTTCTAATACAATAATAAGGTCTTAACATTTTTCTTGGTAAATTATTTGCATATAGTTTTATTGATTCTGTATTTTGTGTTATTGCTGGGACAAATTCTCTATTCTTTAATGTGCTTGTACTTGGTAATTGTGTAGTAAAATAAACTGCTCCAAATTGATTCACAACAAAATTCCTTGTATCTGTGCTGACTATATCTGAATTTGTTGTTGGTATATTTAAATTATTAATATTGCTATTTATTATTCTTGATTGTCTATTGTTTGTGCTATCTAATGTTTGATTAAATTGATTATAAGTAAATCCTAATATACCCCACAATCCATTCGTCCATTCTTTTTCGTCATATCCAAAATCAGATATAAATA